GAACCGGCTGATTCAGCTTCCCGGCATCGATGTAATCTGCCATTGCCTCACACCTCCCCAGCCCCGGATGTGTCCAACTTGGACACATCCGGCTCTGTTAGCTTGAGCTGGGTGAGCAGGCGCCGGAAGGCCGGGTTGTCATTGACAATCGTGCCGGTGATCGTAGCCTCCCGCAAGTCGAAGTCCCGCAACACCATGAAGTTGACGCACAGGTCGTACTGGGCCCGGCGGGGGGGGCCCTCCTCCGGCTCAGACACCCCCGCCTGCTCCAGGTAGCCCACCGCCGCGTCGTACCGCCCCTCCAGGGTGAGCAGCTCCTCCGCGGTTGGCTCCTCGATGCGGCAGTAGGCCAGCAGGCTGGCCCGCCGCGCCTCGCTCAGCGCCATGGGTTAGCCCCCGCCCCCGGTCTTGGGCAGCGTGGCCACCACGAAGCCCTTGTCCACGATCAGGTTGCCACCCACCATGGCGTCGCCCAGGATGGTCAGCATCCGCTCCACGGCCTTGACGGACTCGTCCACCCGCACGGTGTAGTCGCCGAACAGGCCCAGCTCGTAGTTCATGGGATCGCCGTACACCATGGTCTGGATGTCAGAGCTCCCGGGCGTAGAGGCGGACAGGGCGGTCAGCTTGGAGCTGATGGAATAGGGGACGATGGTGCCGCCCTCCCGGATGATACCCGTATTGGGATTGCCGGCGTCGGGGACGATGTCGAAGAGACGCCGCTTCTCGTTGGTTCCCCGGAGCTTGCCCAGGGCCTGGAGATCCTTCTTGTTCAGGTACAGGCGGCAGTTCCCGCCCAGCTCCTCGTCACCGCCGTAGACGAACATCAGGTCGGTCAGCAGATCCGGCCCTACCTCCTCCACGTTGAGACTGGCGAAGATGGCGCTGCCCGCCACGTTCTTGGCGTTCTTGATGCCATACATGTCGGGGGTTCCCTGGCCGTCGCCGTTGAAGAGCATCTCCACCGTATCCCGGCGCATGGCCCGCATGGCCATGGCGAACACCTTCGCGTAATAGTTGGCCGGGGTCAGGCGGGCGATGTTGCGGTCCACATAGCTGGTGGTGGTCAGCTCATAGGGGGAAATCTTGGCCACGCCGAAGGTGGGGTCGTCGGAATCGGTGCGGGCGGTTCCGGCGGCGGTGCTCACCTTGGCGCCGCTGGCGTCGAACTCGCTGATGACATAGGGCTCCAGGAAGGAGGCCATGCCGGTCAGATCCTGCACGTACACCTGGTCGATGATGGCCCCCACGCCGTAGCCCAGGGGATCACGGATGTTGGTGCCGGCCCCGGTGGGCTGGGCCAGGGTTCCGGTGGCCAGGGTGACCGACTTCTCCACCGCGCCGGGGACAAAGAGGGCCTTACGCACCTCCTGGACAGAGAACGTTACCTCCCGGCCCTTCATCAGGTCGTTGCCCCGCTCCGCAGCCTTGTCCCTCTCCTCGGCAGGGTCAATCGCCTTTTCCATGAACTTCCGGTCCTGCTCCTCAATCAAGCTCTTCAGATCCTCGATCTCGCCGTTGAGGTTCCGCACCTTGTCCATCTCGGCCCGGTACTCCTCCCGCTTCCCATCCTTCAGGAGACTCTCAGCCTTTTCCACCAGAGTAGTTCGGTCCTGGAGCTTCTGCGTCAGCTCCCGTCTCATGTTCTCGCTCATGTCATTTCCTCCTTGTCAAAAACGATTTTTTTCCAGTTCCAGCAGGGCCTCGTCCTGCCAGTTCCGGCTATCTGCTCCGGGCTCTCTGCCCGTGGGGCCGCTCTCCGGGAGCGGCTCCTGGCCGCCGTACCGCTTGCCTTTGACAATGCCGGCACCGGGCTGGGCCGGTACCGCCACCAGAGATACCTCGTACACGTCGGCCACCCCGTCCAAATCCATGTGGCACACCTGGCCGTCGTATTCCCGGCCAGGGATGTGCTTGCAGAGGGTCGCCGCCTGATCCGCCCCGCAGATGGAGCACAGCACCCGCCGCACCGCCAGGCCCACGGAGCACTCCCGGAGTATACCTCCCTCGATGGCGGCGATGGTGGAGGCTGTCTGCTCATTGCGGAGCATATAGCACCGCAGTACCAGCCGCTTCACACCCTCCCCGGGGCCGTCTTCCACAGCTCCAGCGTACACCCGGGCCGTCTGATTGCCAGCGCTCCAGTTGTGATCCAGCAGCACCGTCCGGCCCACGTACCGTTCTGCCAACTCCGCCAGGGTTTCATCGGTGAATCTCTCATGATCCCGGTCCACCTGATTGTCACAGGCGGCCAGGCGGAAGGTGAACACCTCTTCCGCCTCCAGCTTCCGCAGGGTCTGTGCGTTGACCAGCGCCAGCTCACCCTCGTCCAGCTCCGCCCTGCCCAGACGGGCCTCCTTCAAAATCTGTTCCACGTTCTCCTCCTCATTCTGCCGGCGGGCGGCTTTCCGCCCTCTTCAGGCTCAGCTCCGGCCACAGTCGGAGGGGCACATAGTTCAAGCTGGCCCGGTGCTCGTCGCCCCCCTCGGTGTCGGGCAGGTCCTCCAGGGCCCGCACCTCGTTTACCGAGTAGGGCCCCTCCTGGAGCATCGTCTGGTAAATGTGCATCCTGGCCGCCGAGTCGCCCCGCAGCTCCGCCATGAGGTTGATGCGCACCTCCAGCCCCGCGGCGATCTCCCGGTCGGTGAGCAGCTTCCAGGTCTGCTCCTCCTCGTACTGGGTCACAATGGGGTGCAGGGTACCCACCACGTACTCAATGGCGTTTTGCTCGTTGGAGCTGTACGCCTCCTTGCCCTCCCCCAGCTTGTAGAGGGGGACGCCGAAATACCGGGCGATATCCCGGACGGACACCTCCTTGGACTCCACAAACTGGGCTTCCTGGTTGCTGGAGGCGATCGGCTTGTAATCCAGCCCTAAATCCAGGATGGCTACCCGGTGCCCGTTCCTGGGCCCTGCGTGGATCTTCTCCCACTCACTCCGCAGAGCGTCCTTCATGCTGATCGGCGAGCCGTCCGTCCGCCGCTGGATCTGGCCGTCGGGGCCCTTGACATATCCGCCCAGGTCGGTATCCGTCTTGAGAACGCCGGCAGGCTGTCCACCGCTCTCATAGTAGGCCCGCTCGTACTCCTGGGCCGCACGGGCCGAGGCCAGGGTGTCCGAGGCCCGCCGCAGAACCGATATCCCTTTCAGGCCGTCCCGTGTGGCCCCCTTGTAGTGGCAGATATCCTCCTGGGGGAGCACCATGGGCTCCCCGGTCAGTGGATGGGTGACGGTGTACCAGATCTGCCCGGCCTCGTTCTTCCATGGCTCCACCAGGTACCAGGGCACTGGGATCAGTTCCGTCACCCGTCCGGTTCGCGGGCTCCGAATGATCCAGTCGTAGGCGTTGCCGCCCTCATTGCGGCTGTTCTCCAGCACCTCTTTGCGGATGCTGGGTGTCATGGCCTCGTTGGGCCGGACGTTAAGCACATGGAGCAGCGGGTGCGTCGGCCGCTCCCGGGTACCGCTGTCGAAGATGTAGTTGGGCAGCTTGGACATGGAGCCGGCCAGAATGCTCATACACCGGTCCACGGTGGAGAGCTTCCGGGCGAAGGTCTCCGGGTCCTCTGCGGCCGCCGGATAGCCGGCGGCCATCAGCGCCGATGCCGTCAACGCTTTGGCCCTGGTGGGGGATCTCGCCAGGCGGGCTAGGCTGCGGCTCATGCTCATACATCCTCACCTCCTCCCAGCGCGGACAGGACTGCCCCGGCAATGGCCAGGACACCGCCGGCAATGAGCCCGGCCGGCAGGTACACCAGCCCGCACCCCACCGCCACCGCAGTAGCCCCCGCCACCATCACCAGATCCGTACCATGCTTTTTCAGCGCACGTGTCAGTCTCTTCATGGCCTCTCCTTCCTGTGTCCAAATCGGACCCTATAAGCTGTAGCCCGGCCTGCTGAGCGCTTCCGCCAGATCTGGCGGCCGGCCCTCCGCCAGCAGCGCCACCGCCATGGCGATGATCCAGGCCACCGTGATGTCGATGCGGCCGATGCTCCGGTTCTTCATTGGCTTGATATTCTCGTTCCCGTCCACCGCGCACCGGACGTTGCCGAAGCACCAGCGAGCGGCCGTATTGTGCTCGTGGAGCATCTGATGGGCGCGGGTCAGCCGCTCCACCTCTTTCATGGCCGGGGACAGGTTCTTCATGTCCTGGGGGATCTCCACCACATTGACTCTGCGCTCCATGAGCCGGGGCGTCAGCGTGCGGGACAGGTAGGGGTCTACGCCCAATGTGTCCAAGTCGAACACATCGACCGCCGCAGCCACGGCGTCCTCTACCATCGTGAAGTCCACCATATCGCCGGGGCACAGCTCCAAAAAGCCCGCTCGGGTCCAGTCCCGGTAGGGTACATGGTCCCGCTGCTCGGCCTCCAGAACGCCCTCCTCGGGCCGCCACGCCCAAAACAGGACAACCCAGGTATCCAGCCCCTCCTGGGGCGGAAACAGCAGCGTGAAGGCCGTCAGGTCGGTGGTGGTGGACAGATCCAGCCCGCCGAAGCACCGCTTGCCGACCAGATAGTCCCGCACCGCCTGCCGCCGCTCCGGGGCCTTGAGGGCCTTCCATTCCGGCCGGTTAAACTGGCTCTTGTCGTAGAGGGTCAGGGGCAGCCACCCCACGCTCTTGGTGGAGATCCACTGGTTGAGCCGCAGCCACCGGAACCACCGCTCCGCCGCCTCGCTCTGGCGGGCCGCCCGGGCGTCCGCCCGGAAGTCCCGCAGCTTGAGGTTGTGCCCCAGCCCCGGGTTGCAGGCGTACCACAGCGCTTCGTCATAGATGTCCAGCTCTGCGATCCGCTCCGGGTCGTCCCCGGTCAGGATGCCGATGCCGTACATGATGGGGCACCACTCCGGTGCGTCCGTGTCCCCCTCCCGCTCGGGCTCTCCCCGCCGCCAGGCCAGGATGCGGCGGCATTTCTCGTGCACCTCCCAGCCGATGCTGGTGCGGTCGGGGTCGTCGCCCGCCGTGGTCAGCACGATCACCGCCTGCTGCCGCCGGGCGGCGTTGGAGCCGGCCGTCAGCACGTCCCACAGCCTGCGGTTGGGCTGGGCGTGGAGCTCGTCGATAATAATCGCGCTGAAGGAGTAGCCGTGCTTGGTGGCCGCGTCGGCGGAGTACACCTTGAGCACGCCGCCGTACTTGGTGTGGATCTCCTTGCGGGAGTCCACCGCCCAGGCGATGGGGTCGTGCTCCGGCTGGCCCAGGCTGGTGTTCTCCACCATGTACTTGGCCGCCTCGTAGATCTGGGAGGCGTTTTCCTTGTCGGAGGAGAACACCCCCACCCGCGGCCGCTCCTCGCCGTCGTACAGCAGGTGATACAGGCCCAGGCCGGCCGCCAGTTCCGTCTTGCCGTTTTTCTTGGGCAGCTCGTCGTAGAGGTAGCGCCGGTAGCGCACCCACAGGCCGTCCTCGTCCTGCACCTGAATACCGTAGAACTGCCGGACGGCCTCCTCCTCCCAGGGGAGCAGCTCGAAGGGCTTGCCCGCCCACTCGTTCTGAGCGAAGCACAGCAGGGAAAAGAAGTCCAGTACGTCCTGTACCGCCTCCCCGCTGTAGCGGAGCACGCTTCCGTCCTCCGGCGCTGGCACCTCCACCCCCGGTGCCAGGGTCAGCCGCTCAGGCACGCTGCATCCGCTCCCGCTTCTCCCGCATCAGCCGCTCGAAGGCGTTTTCCTCCGGGGGCCGCGCACTCTCCGGCAGCACCAGCCTGCACCGGCTGGTGACGGTCAGGCCCATGTCGTTGGCGCACCCCCGGCACTGCTTGAAAAAGCGGTCCTGGATGCGGGTGGCCACGTCCAGCGCCTCGGTGTCTATGACCCGGCTGCCGTCCGCCCGCTCCGCCCCCCGCTGGAGGGCGATCACCTCCTGGGTGGCAGCCAGATAGCTCTGCCGGGCTAACAGGTAGCGGGCCAGGGTGTCGTAGTCCAGGCTGCTGAGCAGCCCCAGCTCCTTGAGCTGCCGGGCCAGGGCGCGGAACTGCTCCTTGAGCTCCGCGGTCAGGTACTCCGGGGCGCGGAGCTGCTTGGGCGGCGCGGGCCGCACCTCCCCGGCCGCCCGCTGGGCCCGCTCGCTCCGGCTCAGATGCTTCCGGCCCTTTCCCTCCAGCACCTCCAGGCTCTGTCTCGGTCCGGGCATTCTCTCACCTCGCTTCTGTTTATGCGGCGGCGGCCTCCTCTCCGGCCAGCCGCCTCCAGCGATCCGCAATTCCCGCCGCATAGCCGGGGTCCAGCTCTGCCACATAAGCCGTCCGCCCGGATTGCTCACAGGCCGCCAGGGTGGTCCCGCTCCCGGCAAAGGGGTCCAGCACGATATCCCCAGGGCGGCTGCTGTTGTGGATCAGGTAGTCAAAGAGTTTCACCGGCTTCATGGTGGGGTGCTCCGCCGAGCGGACCGGCCGGTCGAAGCGCAGGACCGTGCCCTGCTTCCGGTCTCCCTCCCAGCGGTGGGCCGCTCCCGGCTTCCATCCATACAGACAGGGCTCGTGCTGCCACTGGTAGTCCTGGCGCCCCAGAATGAAGCTCTGCTTGACCCAGATCAACTGCTGGCGCACCCCCAGCCCGCTCCGGGCGCAGGCATGGTAGGCGCTGACCGCGTGCATGGAGGCATGCCACAGGTAGAAGGCCGCGCCCGGCTCCATGTGCCCGGCGCATCCGGCCAGCGCCCCCGTCAGGAAGTCCTCAAAGGCATCCTCGCTCTCCCAGTGGTCGTTGAGCACCCGCAGCCCGTCCGTCCGGCTCCTGGGCTTGGCCTCACCGTACAGGTTAACATTGTAGGGTGGGTCAGTCAGGAGCAGACGCGCCTTCGCTCCGTCCATAAGCGCATC